TAAACCTCTTGCCTGATTAGCGGGTATTAGTCCCATTGTAAGTTAGATTTAGATTGTGAATTATTGATTGTCCCGATAAGTCATTTCTGACGTATTGATTGGCAATATGCCCTTACCATTGAGAATTTCCCCGATAGTGCCGATTTTTACCGTTGCAGAACCGCTATCTGTCAGGCTGATAACCGTAGAAAGCGTATCAACAGGCGAACCACCGAAAACGAGCATACCGTAGTCAACATCGCCCTGAATGCAGAACGATACGTTTACGCTGTCGCCATTTGCTACCGTGTAGTCCTGTGTCAGGATACCGATAGGAACTTGTGAACCGTCTGTTGCAGTAGATACGCTCTGTACAACAAGACCCGTTGCAGCGATACGCCCGATGAGCATACCTGCCTCAAGCGTAACCTCGCTACCTGTGCTGTTTGTGTAAGTAGCAGAAATCGAATTGAAACGGTTGTTCCAAACGAATATGTTTCTGGTACTGTAATTATAGATTGCTGGATTTGACATTTTATTTCTGTTTTAGAAGGTTACGCAATACCGAGTTGTGCTTTAACGTTTGCTTCAAGGCTCTTTTGGAACGCCTCTACTTGCAATTCCTCTTTTGTTTTCTCCGTTGTTGCATCAGGAGTAGTCACCGCAGGGGCTGATGCTGCTGCGAGATTAGCAAGACCTTGCGCACTCATAGCCTTAACGGTCATGGTTGCCGCAAATGTTTGCGTGAACTGATTACCTGCAACGATTTCTTCGAGTACAGCTTTAGCATCAATGTCCTTGAATGCCGCAAATGCACCGATTCTGTCTTTTTCTGCCGCAAGTATCTCTGCTTTAAGTTCAGCATAAACTTCGGCATTCGCTTTAACGTCTGCTGTTGTCATTTTGGTTGATTTTATGATTGTTTGTGATTCTTCTGCTTTTGTTTGTGGTACGAGTTCTGCCGCAAGGTCAAGTGAATAAGCCTTAATCTCATTCAACTTCTGCGGTGTGATACTCACTATGTTCTTTACTATACCGAGTTTCTTAGCCTGCTGCGCTGTAACCTTTACGTCAATCCTTGATTTAAGGCTGAACATATCGTCCATCGAAACGCCCGTAACTGCTTTCCACTTCTGCGGGGTACATTTACTTTCAATCGCCATACGCAGATTAGCGTTGATTTCGTTCAACTGCGCCTTAACGTCCTCGGTAAAGTAATTCGCATCGGCTTCATACCATGCAGGTAATGCTGCCCTGTGGAAGGTGAACGTACTCACGTCAAGGCACTCTGTATTCTCACTATCCGTGAAACAAAGCATGTACGCACCGAAGCTATCGGCACGTCCGTCAACCTTGATACGCTTGTTATTAGGAAACTCGTTATACTTAGCAATCGCACCGTACCCGTCATATACGCTACCACCTGGAGTGTTCATCCTGATGGTAATATCGCTGTTCTTAGCCTGTTCCAACGAATTGATGAAATCGGCTACTGACCATGCAGATATTGACGTATATAATAGTATTTCCTTTTCCACTTCTTAAAAGTTAGTGTAATATTAGACGGTATAAAAAATACCAACAAAATAATGCCATGTTTTATGGCAAATACTTATCTTTGCTATTATGGTCGAAATACGCATAACCAACGTCAGCGACAAGATAAACGATAAACTTGTCGAGAAAGCCGAGAAGATGGGTGTATCACGCAACCAATACATCCGCATGGAACTTTCTAAAATCGCAAACGATGAATATACTAAGCCGATAACGGTTCAGAATCAGAACAAACACACAATTTAAAATATGAGAATATCAATTTTGCATCCGAGTTGGAAGCGACCCGAATTAGCATTGTCATGCTATAATGAATGGATGGGTAAGGCAAAGAACCCACAAGACATTGAGTATATTTTGTGCCTTGCAGAGAAAGACCCGAAACTACAACAGTACCTTGAAACATTCAGGGACACATCTGCATTGCGAATTATTGCACATGAGAACGGATTAGTTAAGCAAGTAAACCATGCTGCGAAACAAGCATCTGGATATTTGTTTGTAGCCGTATCGGACGACTTTTCATGTCCTGATAACTGGGATGAGATACTACTTAATGGGTGTAAAGGCAAATACGATTTTGCCATTAAAACACAGGATGGATTGCAGCCGTTCATAATGACTTTGCCGATAATGGACAGGGCGTTTTACGAAAGGCTCGGACATATCTATCACCCCGACTATAACCACATGTACGGTGATGAAGAACTTGCCGAGGTTGCAAAGATGCTGAACAGGACTATCGTATTACCTGACTATTTCAGGCACAACCATTATAGCACAGGTGCATTGCCAAAGGACGAAGTAAACACCCGTAACGATAGCTTTATGATGATTGATAAAGAAACTTACATGCGCCATAAGCTAAACAACTTTGACATCAAGATTCTAAGCATACTTATTCCGACTATACCAAAAAGAAAAGATATGCTCGATTCATTGCTTGCTGACTTAAAAAAGCAGAATGACCCACGTATTGAAGTGATAGTGAACAGCGATGATGATACCATAGGGGCAAAACGTAACGCATTACTTAAAGAGGCTAAAGGCGAGTATGTTTGCTTTATTGACGATGACGACAAGATTGCAGACCACTACATATATTCTGTACTATCTGCATTGCAATCTAATCCCGACTGCTGCAACCTGAATGGCGTTATTACAACAGATGGCAAAAACCCTAAGAGGTTTGTTCACTCTATAAAGCACTCCTCATGGTACGAACAAGACGAGGTATATTACCGTCCGCCAAACCACTTGAATGTGATTAAGTCAAGCATAGCCAAACATTTTAAGTTCCCTGAAAAGAACTTTGGCGAGGATATGGATTGGTCGATGCAGATTCAACAAAGTGGATTACTTCAAACAGAGGCGCATATTGACGAAACGCTTTATTACTATATCTATAAAACAAATAAAAGCTATGTATAGTTTTGCCAATTTTGAGCCAATCATTGAGCAACTATGCGGGGTTAATAAGGGCTATTTTGTTGAGATAGGTGCGCTTGACGGTATTGACGGGAGCAACACAAAATACTTTGAAGATAATGGCTGGGATGGCGTATGCGTAGAACCTAATCCCGACTTATCCGATACGCTGCGCAAGAACCGTAAATGCCGGGTTGAAACCTGCGCTGTATGGCGTGAAGATGGAACGGTTAAGTTTCAAGTGAATAAAGGTGGCACGCAGATGCTTAGTGGCATTGTTGACACCTACGACAAACGCCATATAGACAGGATAAATAATGAGGCTAAAATGTGTGGCGCAACGAGTGAAGTCGTAGAAGTGCAGGCGAAGCGGTTTGATAGTATCGTAACGCAACGTAAAATTGATTTCCTTTCGATTGATACTGAGGGTTCTGAATTAGAAATACTTAAAGGAATTGATTTGAAACATTACGACATTACCGTAATTTGCATCGAGAATAACTTTTTAGACCCCGCTCATGAGCAATACATGAATAGTCAGGGGTATAAATTACATTCCACGTACCTGCATTCAGACCAAGTATATATAAAAGCGTTGTAAATTCATGGAACTATTTGTAATTCCCGAAAACTATATTACCTTTGACGATGTCATGGTTCTCTTTTCAGAGATGCCATTCGTGAGTATGTGAGAAAATTTTTCAGTTTCGTTTTTGCAGCCTGTGTTTCTACACGGGCTGTTTTATTATGAGTTCCACCACATCATCTACTCGCTTCCAACGCTCACCCGTCATGTTCTTAGGGCTTGTATTATCGGCATGTACCGTAGCCACAAACCCCTGAATGTAATCTGAAACAGCGATAACGCAATCTTTTTGTGTAAATTCATTGTCCTCACCTATGCGAATAGGTCGATATGGACTGCGCTCCCAAAACTGCCGTTTATAGCACATTGTAGCCCCGAACAAGTACTTATCATGTTCGGGGTATGTGTATGTCCACATTTCGGGTTCTTTGTAGAAATACGCCCGTTTCAATCCGACCACATCTGCATGTGACGACAACAGCAACGATACCGTACGACTAACCCAATCGGATGCGTACAGGTCATCGCTATCCATGTTTATAATAATACTCCCACGACATGAGGCAATCATACTGTTACGCTTTGCCCCAATATGAGGCGTGTCGTCATAACTGATGATATGCTCAATATTCGGATAGTCCTGACTTGCCACTATCCGATACATACGCTCATTAAACCAAGCCCTGTCGTGCGTGGTCGGTGTGATAATACTAACCAAAGGCAGCGTCCTCATATATCAGCATGTCGTTAGTTAACGCCAACTTATCTATCAAGGTGCGATATTCCGCAACCGCTTCGTATTGTATCTGCACCATCTCGGACAACAGATTAAACGCTGATATGTCTATACCCATCGCAGTAGTAGCATCAGTCTGATACGATTTGTACAGGTTCGCTTCCATCTCATACGCCCCTCGCAACAGGTCGGGCATCGAACGGAACGATACTGTAACCGTAACTGTCGGCATGGTATAGCTGATGTTCCAATCGTTAAGATACTGCTGCAACTTCAACGAGTGCTGCAATTCCGATTCTGCCTCGGCAGCAAAGTACTTCGCAGCCTTAGTGAACCCCGTAATCTCGCACCAATTCGATGCATTACGGTAGAACAGATGCGCTTTGTATTCGTCCTGAATCCTCGCTATTATAGCGGGTCTGATGTCGTTTATCGGATTTAATATTTCCATACTATTCATTTTGGTCGGCAGGGTTGCCGTTTGGTTGTACTTCTTCTGTTTTACCTGATTCTTCTATATCGAGCGATTCGCCCTTATCACGCTCCTTCGCAAACTGCTCTACTACATCTGTCCAGTCGCCATTATCCAACATCTCCACAGCCTGTTCCAATGTAATGAGAGGCATGTTCTTACTGTTTTCAGGTAGCATCTCACGGATAGCCTTAACTTCCTTGAATGGGTCGATATGAGGCACGGCATCACCCGCCCATCTTGCGCACCTGTATGCTGACAATACCATCTCGTTGTTCTGCGCCAATGCTGTAAGGTAGCCATCCACTTTAATCTGACCCGACAACGCCCATGTGTCTAAGCAGAAGTTATACACTAACTGATAGAACTGCTTTGCGAACTTAGTACGCTTCACCTTCAACGTATGCTCAAAGTCCTTTATTGCCGCCCTTGATGCAGAGTAGTTACTGTTGTACTTACTCATAATAACTTCGGGTGGATAACCCGCCACAGCGCACACTATATCAAAGTTAGTCGTGTAGAAATCGGTAAATCCGTTCTCCTGCTTGCTTTCGTGCATCACCAACTTAGCACCGTTCGGCATGTTATACGCCTGATTCTCACTTGTCGCAGTTACCTTATTAGCCAAGTTCTCACCATAGCTATCTGTCGGCAGGTCTGTTTGTGGCCCGAAACCTGCCGCCCCCGCCATCTGCGCAACTAACGGATTCTCACCCGTACTGTATGCCTCATGCTCGATACTAAACGCAATCTTTGCCCTGCTTTCCGCACCCGCTACCATCGCCTCCTTATACCTCGCCATCTTCGCAGCCGTTTCCATCACAGCCGTAATCAACGGAATGCCACGAACGCCATCTATACGGTATTTAAGCCCGTAGATCAGCTTAGCCGTTTCTGTGTATGGGTACTTATCCAAACGGGCGGGAATACGCTCGTAATCGCCAATAACATCGCCTGACAATCCCCTGAATACCCAATACGCTACGTGGTTGCCCTTTGCATCCAATTCCACGCCATGACGCACCCTGTTTTTCGTTTCAGGGTTTACTATATCCATCTGCGTTGACATACCCCACATCTGCGGGGTCTTGAGGTGCGTTCCGTCAATAAGTTGCACCTTCGGCATACCGTTCACCAATCGCATCACTACAAGTACATCGCCCGCAACATCGCTGTTTACCCATGCCTCATGTGCTATCTCGCCCAATGTGCGCTGCCCTGAATAGTCGCAGAATGTATTGTTTGAATACACATAAAACAGACTTTCCACCGTGTCGTTAAATTCTTCGGGCGTTATCTGCTGACCGTACATGGTCAATACGTCCGATTCAGGACTTGCTTGCAGCTTCAACCCCGCACCGATACCCCACATTGCCGAACGGGTAAACAATGCCTGACACACGTCCGATTCAAGGTACAACTGCCAACCACGCATACGCAACGCCACATGGTCTATCACGTACTTACGTATCGGCCCGATACCGCCAAGGTCTTTCTCACCGTCAAAGTTCATTTGGAACACACGGTTATAACCTGCATAGCCGGGTGCGATGTTGAACGAGTTGTTAGCCTGCGGTTGCGGTTTGTCCTCAACTGCTGCGGGCTTCTTCTTAGTTATTTCAAATCCAAATAGTTTCATTATACGTTATTTATTCTCCAGTTAGGCATGTTCTTGCTATCCATCAGTCGGCTCATTCTGCCGTTCTTCGCATTGATATAATACTGCTTAGTGCGTATCAACGCCATGTGTGATGCGCTCAATGCCTGTAAGTCCTTGTAGCGAACGGATATTTTAGTCTGACCATCGTCAAGGCGATACTCCTCCATATTGGCTGTTGTGGCTGCTTTCGCCATTGCGCCAAGTAGCGTGAGGATAATCGCATCTATTGCCGCTATCGCTTCGGCTATGGTGGTCGGATTCTCCGTTTGCTCTATATCTGATTTATTAAACCAAACTAACATATTAATTCACTTTTATTTTCGTTGTCTTAGCCGAAGTAAAGTTGGGCGCAGTCGGCGGGGTATATGCTCCACCTGCGCTTGCTACGCCTGCTGTTATCGCTGCGTTCTGTGCTGTCAGGTACGCCTGCAATACGCTGTTAAACTCCGTCCACTTAATCAAATTATTCGTGTACGCACTCGGCACATCACTATCCCCTATCAACACAGTCCCGTCAGACTTTAACCACACATTGAACTTAAACGCACCTGTACTATCAGTAGCAAATATACGGGTTTCCCCTGTTGTTGCTTTCTGATGCGTGTTCACATATCCAACCGATACTGTTACCCCGTTCACGGTCGTATCGCAGTACAGCGAATTAATCCCGTCTATCGGGGCTGCATCATATCCATACGGTGCTATCTCGGTAGGGTTACGGGTATAGCTTTTGCCGAACACCAACGTCTTTACTCGCCTGATGCCCGATGCTATCGCTGTACCTGCCGTCCTCGCCAATGCTATCATACGTATGGTGTTATAACTGCATGTGCGCCACCCTCACCAAATGGCACGGTTAAATTGTTTCCTGTAAATACGTTCACCACATCGCCCTGCGTAAAACATTCAGGGAGTACACAATGCAATGTAGCCGTTTCTGCCACGTTATCGCCCTTCAAGTCAACCTGCTCCACAAACCACCTACTTGTCTGATACAGGAACAACGATGGATTCTGTACGGTTACTATGCTATTCGGGCGCACTATCTTTCCGTTCAACTCCCATCCTTCAATCTCTATCGTAAGCCTGATATTACGTAGTTCCGTTGACAGGCATTGCCTGCTCGTTAGTGGCGTAGTGTTCGCATCGCCTGTTTTTTGTATGTACACAGCGGGACGATACCCTGCATCGAATGGTACGGTCTTGACGTAGTATGCCGATGATAACACGTATGGGTTCACTAATGCTCCGTTGCCCCTGCTTTGGTCAACCATGCCTGCCGACTGCGACTGACTCGCATTCGTTGTGTCCTGATTCGATTGCCCTACCGCCCAAATGTAGTTATGCAATGGCTGCCCGTTAAAGGTCAATTCCATTGACGTTACAGGGGTTGACCCATTGAAGAAGTATATCGGCTCTTGCGCTGTGTTCGCCCTCGTGATGAGTAAATCACCCTGTGCGTTATGCGACAATACCAAGTTGCTGCCCTTTGTGAGTAAGCTGATAAACTCCTTGATTGTTTGGTCGGGTTCAACTACGGGGGCGGTGGGGTATATAGAATATGCTGTGGCAGCCTCAAGCGCAACCTCTACGTTTAGATTAAACGGCTTCAGCACAGTCCGCACAATATCAGCAATGCTCATCTTGTCGAACTGCGTATTCATGTTCGGCTCCATCGTGCAATCCTCTATCACGCCCGACCTTGTATAGCCCGAAAACGACATTAACTGCTCCGTTGCGGAACTCTTGAACGACTGATTAATCGAAGTGCCTACAATCAGCGTTTCCCCGTTGTGTTCTATCTCGGTCTTGAGATAGCGCCCCGGCACGAACGTAGCCCTATCGTCAGGGTTCGCAGGGTTGAAATAGATTGATAACGAGTAAGGCGATGCCACCGCATCATATCGCAATGACACGTTTATGGAAGCCCACTTGCTGATTACCCTATTTCCTATCCTTACCTGCACTTACTTTGATGAAGCGTTTGAAGTAATGAATGTTGCCAACCGACAGGTAATGTTCCCACCCCGTCATGCCTTCTTCATTCAGCATTGCTGCTGTTATCGGCATCGCTACTATTGTTTTATACTCCCACATAATATACTAAATCTCTTCCTTTTTTAATCTGCAATATTTCATTGAGGCATATATTGTTCTCGTCTAATACCCTCTGAATTGTACTGTCGTCAGGTAACATGCCATAGAACTTATACGCCATCAGTATTACGTTTGTATCCTTCTCGGCTCTGTACGTCCGTTGCTGTGCCGCATTTTCAGCCAACAACAACAAGTTAGCCACCGTGTACTTCACCAATATTTCCGTTTCAAAGATACCCGAAAAATTCGGAACATAGCTGTCTAACGTATCGCCTGTTGTGGTCTGTAACGTGTCAAGGTTCGTAACAAAAGTGTTGTACGAATCCACTATATACTGCGTCACTTGTAACACCTCTGCCCTGTTCCTGTAATCGGTTGATGTTACATTGGTAACGGTTGCCGTACACATGGATGTTATGATCGTGCCGACATTGTTCTCATACAATCGTTTGCGCCTCGGTGTGGTAAGGTTCGTAAGCGTAGCGTACATGGTTGTTACCTGACCCGCTAAGAACGCCACACGGTTACGCACGTTGTTGGTGAACAATGCAGGGAGATTGATAAGGTACTGAATTGACCGTATCGCTGCGAATGTGCCGTTAGCCGCATTGCTTATCTCACCCCACGCCCTGTTATATGCGTTTACTACCGCCTGCGCATCGGCCGTTATGGTTGCGAACGCTGTCGATGCCGCCTTGAGGAAGTTGGCGTTATCCTGCATACCTGATATGTCGTCTGCCGTTGCTTCGGGTATCGCTACTTCGTACACGGTTGCAGTTGTTATGTCGGTAGAAAGCTGCTTTGTCTTAATTACCTCAACAGGGTCAACATTGATATTAGGGCGATTCGCTGCGCCCAATGTTTCCATGACCTGACATATAACCTTAGTAACGTTATAATCCCTGTCGTCAAGTGTCATGCTGATAGGCTGTACAAATAACGCACCATACATAGGGTGGGTTATCTGCCACGCATACGGGTATTCGGCATCAGCCATGAACTGCGTTGCCGTAGTTAGATTCTCTGCGCCCTGAAAGTATATCTCCAATGAGTACCTACGACCCATAGGCTGCCCCCTGCGGACTAATGTACCTTTCTGATTCTTGAAATTGAACTCGGCTATATTAAAGTCAACCGACCTGTTTGCATTGAGCCAGTTAGGTTTGTATTCGACACGCTTCGCAGTACTTAGGTTTTTACCCACAGTAAGTGCGATAACGAAATCCTTCTGTATTTGCTGCAACCAACTCATTTCAACCTTGCTATTTGCTTTTTAGCCTCGTCTATATAAAACCGTTCGATACTGTCTGCCGATTGTAAAGAGGCTTTGCGCATAAAGTTAGTTTTTTTCACCGATACTTTGCGCTTTGCCTTAACTTTATATATTGCTGTGCTGTTTACTTTCGTGTCTTTGCCGACCCGCTTAATGCTATTTATCACAAGCAGCCTGCGCTCCCCGTTCTTTTTGTCCGTTCCGAGTACAAAACCACCTTTGCCTGCGTAGATAGCCGTGAGAATAAACGCCCGTTTGCCGCCTTTCTTGTTCTTGCGTGCGTCCTTTATCTTGCCTCGTATATCTGCTAACCTGTACCGATTACTCACCCTCCTATTGTACTGCTTACCTGCCCTTGCTGCCGCCAACGGAATGAACGCCCTGTGGTCAATAATGCCTGCGTTCTCCTGTTGCTCCAAGTTCTCGGTAGCCTGCCCCGATTCTTTTTTGTCGTTCCCCTTCATAAAACCCACCGTAGCCTGCATAGATGGCATATAGAACCCTTCGGCAGGTTTTACCTTAGACGTAGCCCTAAAGAATGTAGGCGCACGCTCTATGAAGGTCTTTTTAGCCTGTTTAGGCATGGTATTGGTCTTGACATCAAATGCCGCCTTATTGAGCGCAGAACGAACAGCAACGGGTAAAGCTGAACGGTGTATCTTGTTCAGCCGTACCGTATGCGCTATAACCGCATCTGCCGCTATGTTAAGGGTGGGCATTATGCTATTTCAAAGGTTACATCAATATCGAAGTCTAATGCGCCTGTCGGGAATGGGTTTGTGCCACCGTCATAGGTAAGGTCGAACAATACAGGGTTTGCGCCCAATTTTACCTCGCCTGCCACCTTGCCGTTAACTATAAGCGGGTATAATCCGTTTGTGTTCTCGGCTGCCGTCAATCCCCCCAACGCCACTACGTTCACTTGTATCTGCCCAACCGTACCTGATATGGCTGCGCCTCTTACTTGTGATGTATAGCGGATTGTCTTACCTAACAACTGCACTCGCTCGTATATCCTGTCTGCCGCGTCAACCGTAACGCTACCGCCACCTACTGCCGTGTACCCCGTAGCAGTACCGCCACTTGCGGGTATCACGTTCCACGCTGCCCTACCCGAAAGTATCTCAAACGCCTCGTAAATCTGCCAACCATCGCTGTTGTTGTCGGGGTCGCCATTCGGAGTTACCCCCGCCTCACCCATGAGTTTCTGCGTAAACTGTATCGTGTCGCCTATCATGGTTTCATCGGCTACCGTTCCGTTCGGGGCGTCTTTAACTCTGCCGTATGGGTACGTTCCTGAAGGGGCTACCACCGTACCGTTAAAGTCTGCTATCTCTCTTGCCATATTATATGTAATTTACGAATAAAATTGCTACTGTTTGCGCAGGTTTAAACTGCAATATCATCTGCCGGAATGTTTCCTTGCGGTCTGCATCCACATCCGCAAATGTACTAACTGTTGCGCCCGCAATGTAAAATGTACTACGCCAATTATCCCCAATCACGAAATACTCATCTGTGCTTTCCTCTAAGTGATTCACGCATATAGTTATGCCGTCATCAGCCCACGTTTCCGCTAACTCAACCTCGCCCAACTGAAACATATTCAGCATCGCCACGCCCGATGTGATACCGAGTATCTCAAAAGGGGTCTTAGTAACGTAACTTACGGGACTACCCGTTGCAAACTTATTCTCGTACACATACACGTCATACCCTGCATTCCTCAACTGTGTTTCCAAGAACGATGCCGCCTGTCGTGGATTCGATTCTATGCCTGGGTATGCCATCTTCTGCAAGATAGCCAACTTCCTATCTGCAAGCGGTATCGAAGTGTTCGTAATCAAACCCAACCTGCGCTCCCATTGTGTACAGTCGTTCGCATCGAACCCGTCATTGTCGGGCAGTATATCATTCAGTATCGAAACCGAACCGTTATACGCATCGGCATACGATTCATTCAATGCCTGTGTCAATCGCTCAAATACACCCTCGGCAGGCATCTGAAATGCTCTGCCGTCAGGGTACAACTGCTTCGTTAACTGTAATAGTGTGTCGTTTATCCAAGCCATTATACGTAAGTTACTGTCGTGAGGTATGGTATCTCTCCGTTATCAAAGTTATACGATGTGTACGGTGTACCGCCTACCGTCATGGTTATACTGCTGATAACTACACCGCCAACCGTTGCTACCACTACCGAACCGATACCAAAAGTACTCAATGTATCGTTCCTGTCGGCAACGGCATCTATACCCGCAATAAATGGACGTATATCGTATATCGCATCGGTCAATGCTTGTGTAATCAATGCCTCTTGTGATGGCGTGAACGCACCGCCACTATTAATCGTGATTGTTACGTTCTTCACCACGATTGACTGCACATTCACGGCAAACACTCCCAATGGTCTGCGCCCAACACCTGTGTCAGGGTCGGCTTCAATATCTGCCGCCACGTCTGCAAGTATTGTTGGTGTAGGTGTGCCATTACCGCCTATACTATCCGCTATCGTTGCCTCTACAAACACATCTATCTCATTCGGATTGCCGCTACTTGCATACGGGTATATCTGTCGTGTCCCTGCGGCATCAAGCCCCCACAAACGGTAATCGGCAGGTGCGCCACCTTGCGGATTCAACTGATACGCCTGTATCGCTTTCGCCCTGTATTCCTC